ACTTTTCCCTGATCGTCTTCAGGAGCTGATCAGGGTCGTCCACATGCTCCAGCGTCTCAGTGCAGATGTAGAGATCCACTGGTTCGAGGGAGGGAAGTGTGTGCTCGATCTGGCCAGAGATGTCCCAGGCTCCGGAGAGATCCCCGAAGACCTTCCGACTGAGCCGGACGCCGGAGAGCACGGTTCCGTCTCCGGCGGACAGGTCGGCCCCAGACGTCAGGCCCCCGAGACGAGCAGCCCACTGGGTGACTTCGAGGGTCACGGCGATACGGAGCCGGTGATCCTGCCATTGGCGATGGTCGTAGGTGTGGTCATAAACACGGCTGAGTTCATCCGTGCTGTACGCCGGTCGCAGGCGTAGACGAGTCATGCGGCTATCTCCTGATCAAGTCTGTGGCTTCGTCCTGGAGCTTCCTGGCTTGAGTCCCGGCTTCACCCCGGACCGCGTCCCAGGCTTCTGGGCTGGCTTGATCTCGGCCGCTGGAGTCTCCGGCTCCTGCTCCACCTCGAACATGTCCGGCTTGTCCGTGACCAGGGCGTGATCGTCCGGCCATTCGTCCCCGACTCGAAGCAGGGCTTCGCCGCCGGAGTACCCCACCCATCCGTCAAACGTGCTGATCGCCATGGTCCCTCTCCCTCTTGATCGCGAACTTCACCCGTTCCAGATCCCGGGACAGGTGCTCATGCATGTACTCACCGTAGGCCGCGCCGTCATGCTCGTACATCTCCCGGTCGTTGACCCGCCGGTAACCCTCATCCCACGCGGCCTTACCGGCTGCAGGGTGAAGGTGCTCCACGACGATGTCAGGGAGGTAGGTGATGCAGTCGGCCGCCGTCCCCAGGGCCTTCCAGTAGTCGTCAACGTAGAGATGCGTGAGCACGTCCGGGGCCATGTGCCCCAGGGCCTGTACGACGGATGTGGAGATCGCCACCTGTGTCGGGAGCTTCCTGCCCTGGTACAAGTCGTCCCCATAGACGAAGCCAGGCCTGACCTTCAGCGCTTCGAGATACCGGGTGTCCCAGGCCGGTGTCCGGGGCCGGTGATCATCCCCCATGAACGCGATCGCCTTCACGGGCTGGATCCGGTGGACCTCGGGGTTCAGGACGTACCCGGCCGCCTTGTTCATCGCGTCGACCATGTTCACGGCCGGAGTCAGGAGCACACCCGCCTTGATCGTCTTGGTCCGGTCCCAGGTCCGCCAGCCGTTCTCATCCACCCCGCCGATGTACAGGCACTCCCGGACGGCCTGGCTGTAGACCTCTTTCAGAGGGTCGGACTCATCCACGACGAACGTCAGGAACGTGTCCTCTCTGCAGGTTTCGAGGAAGGATTCGATGATCTCCTGAACCGCTCCCGGACGGCCCCGGGTAGGGATCAGCACCACAAGATCAGACACCTTCGCCACCTCCGGCCGGAGTGAACACGGCCGCCTTGCTCCGGTCCTTCAGTAGGTGGCGCTGGGCAAGGTAGGCATCCATGGTCAGCTCACGGAGCTTGATATGCCCCAGCTGGACGGCCGTGTTCACGTACACCGGGATACCCGCGAGTCCGGCACGCCAGCAGAATGTGATGTCCTCACTGACCGGCTGGCCGTCATGTTCGACTTCTTGGAACCACGGGAACGCGTCGTTGAACCCGCGTTTGCCGTTGCGCCGTGGGATCTTGACCTTCTGGATCCGGGTGAACACGGACTTGTGGATCAGCAGGCACGCGCCGCCCGTGGCCGCCACCTGAAACATGGAGTTGGGTGGCCACTCGTGGTACCTGATCACTTCCGGATGTTCGTCGTCCCCGAGCAGCCCGAAGAGTGTGGGCTGGATATTGGCCTGGTCATCGAAGCCGAAGCAGAGCCCGCCGACGATCGGAGCCTTCTCCGGATCGGCGAACTCCAGAAGCCGTTCCACGGTGTCCGGAGCGAAGGTCATGTCACTGTCGACCATGAACAGCCAGTCGGCCTCACCGTAGGCCAGAAACCGCTTCACGAGTGAGTTCCTGGGTCCAGCCAGGTTCGAGCCCGCCATGAGGGCCAGCCGTCCACCGCCGTCCACGATCCTCCGGTGATAGGCCACGTCGTAGACCAGCATGTCCAGCACGGATTCCATGAATGCCGCGTGGACCATGCCCGGGTGAAGATAGCCGATGACTACCTTCTCATCTGGAGATCTTGTCACTTCTCGTCTTCCTTGATCGGTTCGAACACGCTGGTGAAGTCGGAGTCTGTGAATCCGTAGAGCAGCCTCATGGGGGTCATGTACAGCCAGTCCCCGACCGGTACGGCCTGCTTCGAGCCCCAGATCGTCAGGGTTCCGTCCCTGCCACGAGTGACCGGGGGATGCCCGAACATCGGGACCCGCGTCATGTCGATCTCTTCCAGGAAGGCCAGGATCGTAGACCAGGCTCCGTCATTCCTGACTGCGTGGATGGTGATGTGTCGGCCGCGATACCGGGCCATGGAGATCTCCCCTCTGACTGGGATTCAAGCTACCAGCCGGAGGGGAGACCCCAGCGATCTACGCCGGAGGCGTCATCTTCATCGCCACGTTCCCGGCCATGCTCTTGCGATGGTCCAGGGATGACGATACGGACGCCTCACACGCGGCTCCCATGTCCTGCGGAGTTCCCGCCGTGGCTTCGTACCCGGGGCCAGGTTCCTGGCTGTCCGTCGCCATTACGCGAGCGCCGTTGCCGCAGCGACCTGGTTCAGCTGCAGAAGCCTGAACGCGTTCGCGTCCACGACGTCGGAGCCGACGCGCCAGAAGGCGTACCAGCCACCCTGACCGGTCGGCGGCCCGGAGCCGGTGGACTTGACCATCGGGTCGTAGATCACGGACATGCCCACGCGGTCGATGATGTAGAACTCCGCGAAGTTCCCCGCCAGCAGGACGTTGCCGCCCGTGGTGACGACGGCCCCCATGCTGGACGCTTCGTACTGGGGCTGGCCCAGCAGGAGGTTGGGAACGCCCATGCCCAGGTTGGCCCAGAACGCGGATCCCCCGGCCGTGTCGAACTGCCTGATCTTGCTGTAGATCTTCTTGTTCGCCGCCCACGATGCCAGCGCGGCATCCCGGGGCCGGAGAGCATCGGAGGTGTTGTAGATGTCCCCGACGACCAGCGCGCCCGTGGTGGCGCTGGTGACGATCGACGCGGTCACGGCCGCTACAGCCGCCACAACACCGCGCGGGATGGTGGCCCCAGTGTTGGCGACCGCGAACGCGTCCGCCTCCAGCCGGTCCTTCGCGTCGGCCAGAAGCCTGCCCAGCTCCGCAGCGAAGCCGGAGTCAGCCAGGACTTCGTAGGAACCGAACACCCACGCGTCGGCCTTCTTCGGGACGATCGTGGGACCGCCGACGGTTGGCGACGCGTCGGCCGCCTGGACACCTTCAGCCGTCCACTCGGCCGAGACGCCAGCGGAGGTGACTCCCTGCCACGTGTCGGTCGCGATGGTCTTAATCGTGCTGATCTGCCTGAACGGGTTGGCCGCTCCGGCGTTGGTCAGGATGATCGTCGGGTCCAGGGTGAACGGGACCAGGTACCCGCCGTTGGCGTCGGTCAGGGACATGGCCGCACGCAGAGCTTCCCCTACGTAGGTGCCACGGCTGGCCACGTACTCCCGGAACTGGTCGTGGTACTCCGGCGAGCCGGTCAGCAGGACGTGACGCGCGATCAGGGGAGCATGACGGTTGTCCAGGTGAAGCAGATCGTCCAGCTTCTCCTTGGCGTCGTCCTTCAGGTGCCTGGGGCCGTTCTCTACGGCTCCGAGAGCCCGTGAGATCGTGTCCTGTTCATCGAAGGATCCGTGGCTCCAGAGGCTCCGGATCAGTTCGGTCCCGGTCTCCCAGGGGTCCTTCTTGATCATGACCTCGGGTCCGCGCCGCTCGGACGCCGGAGACTGGGGCTCGGTGACGCGCTGGTGACGAAGGACTTCGTCCACGCGCTTCTCGTGTTCCTGCCAGTGCGCCAGGTCCGTCTTCTTGGTGTCCCACTCCTCCAGCAGGGTGTTACCCCGGCTGATCTCGTCTGGAGTGGCTTCGTCGTTGTCCTCGATCACCTTAATCTCAGCGCGGAGAAGATCCATTTCATCCGCGATGATCTCGGACTTCTTCTTACCCATCAGAGACCTCTTTCCCTGATCTTGCTTCTGAAGCGAAGCAGGGCCTGGGCATCGGCGTGCGCTTGGCGCGAAGCCGTGCCGACGGGTCCCAGATCGGGAGTGTCCTGGTCGTCCGGGTCCTGACCTTGATCGTCAGGAGTGGACGGCTCGATAGTACCCCTCATT